AGAAGCTAGGGCAAGAGATAATAATCCTTGATAACTTTAGCACTGGAAAGGTTAAGAACTTATTTCCATTAAAGCCTCAACCTTTAGTAATAATCTACGAGGTAGGTAATGCTATGTGGGGACATTTACCTGATATGCAGTTTGATACACTCATTCATTTAGCAGCGCCTGTGTCTGTAGAAGAAAGTTTAAATAATAAACAGAAGTACCATGATCAAATTGTTGATGGTTCAGCTCTTTTATTTGAATGGGCTATTAAACAGTGTGGTTGTAAAGAGATAGTTGTAGCTTCTACAGCTGCTGTGTATGGTAATTCAAGAAGCTTTCCTCTATCAGAAAATAGTGATTTAGACCCATTGAACCCATATGCAACATCTAAGTATATGATGGAAGCACTCTGTAAAGCAGTACCAGATCATGTTTCTGTAGCAGTATTAAGATTCTTTAATGTTTTTGGAGAGAGACAGCTCAATGAAGGTGGATACCTATCAGCTGTACCTATCTTTCTGAATCAATTTAAGAATAATCTTGAGCTAACAGTAACAGGAGATGGTCAACAGACTAGAGACTTTGTATATGTTAAAGATGTAGTTGATGCTATAATAGCTGCAATAGGAACTAAAGGAACTTGGAACGTTGGTTCTGGTCAGGAGGTAAAGATCATAGATATTGCTAAAGCATTTAGTAATAATATAAAATTTATACCTGCTAGAAAAGAAGCTAAGAGATCTTTAAGCAACATAAGTAAAATAAAGAAAGACTTGGGTTGGACACCACAAGTAAGTTTAATCAATTGGATAAAATCAATAAAATGAAAATAGAAGTATCAAACGGTGAGATAGTAGACAAATTGTCGATTTTAGATATCAAACTTTTAAAAATAGATAATGAAGATAAACTTGTTAATGTTAAAAATGAACATGAAACACTTTATCCTTATATTTTAGTGTTGTTAGATCTTCATCAATCACCACTTCAACAACTCTATGATGAACTTGTCAAAGTAAATTCCTTATTATGGGATATAGAAGATGACATTCGTGATTGTGAAAGAGATAAAGACTTTAGTCAAAAGTTTATAGACTTAGCAAGATCTGTTTATGTTACTAATGACAAACGAGCTCTAATTAAAAAGCAAATTAATCAATTAACTAATTCTAATTTAACTGAAGAAAAATCTTATAAAAACTATTAATATGAAATGGGATAATTTTAAAGCTCACTTTCATCCATCGTGGCATGGAAAGATGAAAACTTTTATAGAAAGCAATGAGTGCGATGATATATATGCATTCTTAAAGAAAGAGAGTAAAAGGGGCAAACAGATTGCTCCTTTGTCATCTCAAGTCTATAGATGTTTTAAAGAAACACCACTAGATGAAGTGAAAGCAGTAATTGTAGGGATGTGTCCATACCACACGTTTAAGAATGGGTTACCTGTAGCAGATGGTCTGCTTATGGGTTGCTCTGTGACAGGGTATATACAACCATCTCTAGACAATTTTTATAAGGCACTAGAAACTGAGTTTCACAGAGGCCTTAATTTAGTTTACGACCCATCACCTGATGTAGCTTATTTAGCAAAACAGGGGATACTCATGCTAAACGTAGCACTGACCACAGAAAAGAACAAAGCTGGTAGTCACATACAGACTTGGGAACCTTTTACAAAATATTTGTTTGAAGAAGTTCTTAATCCTCTAGGTGTGCCATATGTATTTCTTGGTAAAGATGCAAGTAGGTATAAGAGATATGCAGGAATATTTTCACACGTCTTTACAGTAAGCCACCCAGCTAGCGCTTCTTACAAAGGAGTAGACTGGGATAGTGAAGGAGTGTTTACAAAAGCAGATACATTAATTTATGAAAACAACGGATATAGCATCAATTGGCTAAAAGATTGTGAAGATCCATTTTAAAAAAACAAGAAAATGAACGGAATATTAACAGAAGATACTGGTAAATTACAACCAGGAGACGAAATCATTACTAACCAAGGCTCAGAGATGAGATGTTATATAGTGGAAGAAGTTCCAAGAGTTAGTAAGTTAAAAACATGGCACAATGGTAAAACACGATACATAGCTGTAAAGTGTAGAGCTGCTATAACTATGAAGACAACTACAGGTATTAATCATTACACTAAGCAACCTTGGAGTAACACTTATAAAACTTATGAGTTTAGAATACCTAATGAAAATGATCCAATAGTAAAAGTGGATTTAAACTGGAAACAAGTATATATAACTAATAGATTTAATTATGATGAATAATAATGTAAACAGAGCCATTGAAATGGAAGATCTCCAAGTAGGAGATGAAGTAATTGTACGAGGTATAGACCTCAACTACATGCAAATTGTAAGACCACCAAAACAGAAACAATACAAAGATTTTCAAGGAGCACCCTATATGGCATTTACATCAGCTGTATGTAATAGAATCAACAGCAAATTTGGACAAAGGTTTGCAGATAATAAACAAAACGTAAGATTTGATTTTTGTTATAAATCAATCTGGTTAGTAAAACGAGGAGATAATAATTAATAAATAAATAGTAAAATGCGATTAGAAAAACAAAAACAGGCACATGTTCTATACTCAGGACAGAAAAATGAGAGTATAGGTATGTCACTAGACATGGATTCTGCACAAGTATTAATGCAGATGTTAAGTAAGAACCTTTATTCAGATGCAATAGGTTCAACTATTAGAGAATGTGCAAGTAATGCACTTGATAGCCACAGACGAGCTGGAGTTGATAAACCTATAGTTGTGTCACTGGTACAGAATAATTCTAATAACTGGGAATTCTCTGTTGAGGATTTTGGTACAGGTCTAGATCACCACGATGTAGAAAACATTATCAGTAAGTATGGTAAGTCTACTAAACGTGATAGTGATACAGAGCTTGGTATGATGGGTCTTGGTTTCAAAGCTCCTTTAGCATATGCTAGTAGTTTCTATTTTACATGTAGAAAAGATGGTATGGAACGTAAGTATATGATGTACGAAGGTGAAGAAACTAACACTATTGATTTAATTAACGAAACTCCTACAACAGAGTGTAATGGTGTAAAAGTTATTGTACCTATAAAATGGGGTGATAAGTATGATTTTCTGAAAAAGATAAAGCAACAGCTTGCATACTTTGAGGATGTATACTTTAATGTAGATGATGTTGATAACAACTTTACTATTCATAGATCTAAACTATTTCAATTCTCTGAAATAGCTGATGATGATAAGTTACACATTTGTCTTGATAATGTTTATTACCCTATTGATTTTGACAAACTAGGTATAGACACTATATATTTGCCACTGGGTTTAAGATTTAAACTGACAGATGGTTTGTTTCCAACTCCAAACAGGGAATCTTTGATTTACACAAAGGAAACAAAGTCAAAGATTCTTAGTAAATTATCTGAGTTTTCTGACTATTATGTACAAAAGTATAATGAAAATGTTACAGATAGTGATGATGTTATGAGTTTTCTAAATTACTACTACAACTCTAAGAGAGAAATAGATCTGTTTGGAAAAAAGTTTGATTTGGAAGGTTTAAAGAACTACATAACAATTCCTTTTGCCAAACCAAAACTTGAAGGAGTAGACAACTGGGACATCTCTACGTTTAGTAGACATGAGTTTAGTTATCTTTTGGGAGAATACAAAGCTAACTATAGGTATGAAAATACTAGAATGTATCAGATAAAAGAAAGCCATTGGGGAAGAAATGTAAACTGGAATGATATGGAAAAATATACATTCAAGATGCAAGATTCAATGAGAGGTCATAAAAAGGCGTATCTTAGAGAGCTTTGTGAAGATATAATTACTGAAAAGGCTAAAAATAATAATAGTAATTCTAGAAGAGTTACATTTATTCGCAAGTCAAAGTCTTATCCTCTAAAAAGTATCACTGGTAAAGATAGTTACTATGAGATTCTAAAGTTAATTAATTACCCTAAATCTCAGTGGAGAGGTGTAATTAAAGACTTTCAGTATGTAGAGTCATTACTTTTAAAATCTCTTAGAGATGCTGATGCTATTATAGTACCTCAACACTGGATAGATGATAGAAAAGCTAACACTGTATCTAAGATGCGAGCTACTAAAGCTGCTAAAGGTGAAAAGGTTGCAGGAGACTTCAATTGTAAAATAGGTGAAGAGCTTCTCAGATATAGCGATGGCAGGAACTGTAAATTTGTATCACATAGAATCAATATTGAGTCTGTAGAAGGGGGAAGTTGTACTTACGTATACACTAATCATGATGATTACATGCTGCTTGATAATTTGTATGAAGAAACTAAGCGCATGAGTATAAAGTATATTACGTTTTCAACGAGGGAGTTAGAAGCATTAGAGAAGTCTCCTAAAATTGATAATTTAGTTTCTTATGATGACTTTATAAAGGGTGATGATATGTTTATTAAATATATGACTGCATTACTTTGCTGGAAGTTTATAAACAAGGACTATAATGTTGATCTATTTGAGAAAAGTTATCTAATTGATAGAGTTAAGTCTAAATTATCAGATAAATTTAAGAAAATATCTGAATATCAGAAAACGTATATTGGAGGTGGTAGATATCAATCTTTTAAACATGGAGAGAAATTACTTGAACTTGCTAAAGATGATAATCTATTTAACGCTGAGATATATGATTTGATACAAGAATTAGAAGCTTTCCTAAAAGAGCATGCTTATGTAAATACTATTGCATCTAGTTTAAGAACTGGTGAAAGTCACAGACAAAACGGTCTTTTAGACTGTTTAGCTCAGCTTTTTAAATGCAATGGTGTTGCTATAAACAATCATTATCAGTTTCTTAAACATAAACAAGAACAAGAACAAGAGAATAATTAACAATTAAATACAATTAAAAATGAGTAAATTTCTAAGTTTAGAGTGGTTCAAAAATAAAGTGGACCACTCAATTGAAAAGGTTATCGAGAAAAAACTTGATAAATTAGTTGAAGAGGTAGACAACGATAGTTCTCCTCAAGAAAATCCCTACAAGACTATAAAGTTAGTAAATGATGTGCTTACTATTGTGCTACATGATAATTCTATAATATCTAAGGTAAATGCTACTGAAGATGATTATCATGCTGCAGAGTCAGCTGTTACCATTGGACACCTCTATACAATCGTTAGTGATCCTAATGTAGTTTCTGAAGTTGCAGAGAGAGATGAATCAGAAAGAAGACTAAAGGCTCTTAGAAAGGGCTTTACTGTCCTAGAAGAGTGTAGTGAGTTTGTAATTGATGGAGATTCAGTATACTTTAAAGGTATATCTAGATCTCTACCACAGCTATTAGTTGAAGAACTAATTGATGAAGTGAGTCGTGCTAAAGCTTTAGGTATTCCATTAAATGATTATGATGGATATCAATCTTTAAAGCGCTTCTTTATGTGGTGTGCACTTAACCCAAGAGCTGAGGTTGCACATGAGCTGTATAGATTCTTAAAAGAGAACAGCTTTCGTATAACTAAGCAGGGATTCTTTGTAGCGCTACGTAATGTTGTTACACTACATGGATCTCCAGAGCTTGTACATTTTATATCTAATACATATAACAAAGTAAAAGCTGTATGGAAGAAAAGTCCAGATGATTATACTGTATTCTTACAAGATGGTGAATATAAGATTGTACATGTAGATAGATTGTACAATGAAGAAACACACACTACTACAGTGTGTTCAGATTGTGATGGAGAAGGTGGCTACTATGATGATGGTGACTGTTATGATGATGAAGATGAATGGAATGAAGAACAGTGGGTAGAATGTGAAACATGTGATGGTACAGGTGAGGTAGAACCTTATGAGTATACAACTTCTGTGAAAGTAGACCATGGAGAAGAAATAGGTAAACTTACAGCTTTATACCTAGATCTACCTAACAGACATGAGAATCGTTTTACAGATGATTGGACTAAAACATTTGACATACGTATTGGTAAAGTGGTGAACATGCCACAAGAAGAATGTAACTGGTCAACACAAGATTGTGCTGCAGCTGGTTTACATTTTACTTCTGACCAGATACACTATGTAGGATGTGGTGATCAGTCTGTTCTTGTTCTTATCAACCCTATGAAGGTGGTTGGTATTGGTACACACAAAGGTAGATGCTATGAGTATCTTCCAATTATGACTGTACCAAGAGAAGAAGCTACAAGTATTCTTCATGACAATGAGTTTGACACTCTTCAGTTGGATGAAGTCTATGCTGTACGTGAGCTTGATGATCTACAGGACAAAGTTAAACAAGGTTTCGCAAAGGAATCTAACAAATATGAGTTTAGCTTACCAAATATATCTTCTATAGATGTACGTAATATTATTGGAAGTCTTGAAGAGATGAAAGCTGAGATTACTGCAAGAGTTCGTATGGTAGATTAATAAATTAGGGGATAACATTTATTTGAATTATATTTGTTATCCCTTTAATTTTAAAATTATGGCAAAAAGAGCAGTAAAAAAACCAAGAGTACCTCGCACTAAAAATGCTGGAACAATGACAGAATCAATGTTTTGGTCTATGATTAGAAGTGCATTAAGACAAAAGAGTAGATGGTGGAAACCAATTGCTGAGTGTAAAAAATTAGCAAGAAGAGCTTACAAAGGAAAGAACAAAAGACAGAAGTGGGAATACCATTGTAATAAGTGTAAAAGCTGGTTTAAAAGTGATCAAGTTAATGTTGATCATATAGAGCCTGCAGGTAGCTTAAATTGCTCAAATGATCTTCCAGCTTTCGTAGATACTTTATTTTGTGAACAGGAAAACTTACAGGTGCTCTGTAAAACATGCCATGATGAAAAAACACAATTAGAAAAACAGTTAAAGCAATTTAAAAAGAAGAAAAATGGATAAAGAATTATTAAGACAAATAACTCAACCAAGTCACTATGACTCACGGAATACATTAGATGTAATAGACTTTTGTCACCAGTATGATATTTCCTTTTCGAGAGGTAATGTGATTAAGTATCTCACTAGAGCAGGTCGTAAAGACAATGAGTTAGAAGATTTAAACAAGGCTTTAGAATACTTAACTAGAGAAATTAAACATGTTAAAAATTATACATTATGATCACAGGTGTTAAAACAACAGACATACAGGAAGTTGATATAGTTGTAAAGGAAGTTAAGAACTG